TCAATTCGCGGGTACGGCGACTTCCACGCGGCGCGGTCGTTCGCCATCCTTGCCGGGGATGAGCACGACCACGACACAGACTTCTTTGCCGTTCTGTACGACGGAGGTTGCCCTCGCCAGCGTACCGCCCTGCGAGTCCGCCACCCGTTGACCGACCGAAGAACAATCCGCCGCGAAGGCAGGCCCGGCGGTGAGAACGCCGGTGACCGAGATCAGAGCCGCTATGGGCAAGGAGATAGAGAGGTGTTTCATCATGGGGTCATTAGTAGCGGTTGCTGTCTGAACGATGAATGAACAATCGGTAATGTGGGTGTCAGAAATGCCATAAGTTCACGACTTTTAACATCATATTTCTTTACGTGTAATGAGCGTCGTGGCGCTCACGCGTCCAAAAAGGGCAACAATCCCGCTGAGCGCCGTGATGAACTGGGTTATTATATCCGACAATGGCCCTTGATCGACACCCGTGGCGGGCACCTCGACAAAGCTCGAACATGAAAGCAGGATCGTCACAATTGACGCCCAGATGGTCTTCGACAGGTACCAGGGTTTTTCAATGCTCATGTTAAATTCCTTTTTCAGATGTTAATTCAAAATCAATTGACTGGTAATTTGCGGCGGGCAGCGCGTCCGGGACCGACAATGGCCGAAATCATGGCAACGCTGAAATCGATGTCCGACGTCAATTCGCCAAGATCGGATTTTCGCTGTGCGAGACCATACGTCCAGTTGGGCTTGTCCACTTCCAGGGATCGAACGAGTTTCTCGGCATCGCGTATTTCCAGGCGATAGAGTTCACGCTCTTCGCCCAAGGGGAGATCAGGTGCGAACCAACTGTCGGCATCGATCCGACCACGCCTCACCCAATCGATGTGGACGTCACCATTCGCCTCCGTCCGTGAGCGGATGTGCACAGGTTCGAGCGGCTGCAACGCGCGAAGTCCCCCGGCCCGTTCCACGGTACTGAAGTACTGGTCGGTAAAGTCCTCCCCTGAAGCCCCGATCCGCCAGGCAAGTTCGAGACCGGTCTCCTCCGGCTTCAAGCCGGCCGGGGAGAGAGCGTCGTTCACGAGGATGAAAGGTGTTCCCGAGGGTCTCGGCTGTGCCGCCTCGCGTTCCGTGCCGCATTGTCCGCGCAGCAGCCCGCTCAATCGCCATACATCGCCTTCGACTTCCTCGGCATCGAGAAACTGCATAATCTCCCAGCTACCCTCCGGAGCGGACAGCAGCGCGGAGTTCGCACCATTCAGAACTTGCGACAGGGACGCTGAGCTCAGTTCACCGTCATAGAGCCGCACGGTAAGTGATTGAGCCTTCAGCACCCTGCCACTTGGCCCGGCGGACAGCGGCGCAGTCAGTTCGCCCATCACCGCGCGATGGGAAACCAGGGTTCTTTGCTTGAAATCGGTTGCTTCGGGTGAAGCATAGACGCTTGTCCCACCCCAGGGATCGGCAAAGGCAGCGATGCGAAACTGATCCGACGGTTTTTCGACGCCCGGCCACATCGGCAAGTCCAGAAGCTCGAAATGCGGTCTGCCGCGAACCGCAAGGCGGCCGCCGTCAGACGCGGCCGGCAGAACACCCCGAACCGGGTATCTCACATGTCGCGGCAATGCTCTTGCCTCTACGCGGCGCGTCAAGCCATCCTCGATGGACGTAACCACGAAATCCGGTGCAGAGGTGTTGCCGGAAATTCTCACCCGATCCCCCGGCTTCAGCGCAATCTGCTTCCACGGCACTTCGAACGAAGCTGTTCGGCGCATGGCCCTACGCTTCTGCAGCGCCTCCTCGACCAGCGACTTCGCCTGCGCGGTATCTATCATGCCTGGGAGGCCTATGTTCTCTGTGCCCCTGCCGTCCAGGCGTTCGGCAAACGTCATGGCTGCCTGATAGTCCAGCATGGGATCCCTATAGGCCATTTCGATACGGGCCGGTTGTTCTGCAAGCTCCTGCATGCGCCATACAACAGGTCCATTCTCTTCCTGTTCTACAAACTCCTCGATGAGCGGCGCCTTCACGTCCATGTGCACGGCGCTGCGAAAAGTCAGGCTGTTGCCGCTTTCGAAACTGTCCACGCCATAAAGAGACAATAAGGGCTCGATGGCCGCCCGGGCGCTCGTCGGCTCCTCGATGACATAACCGCTGACAAAACCGTCGACACCGCTCGTATCGATCTTGGCCGCGCCGAAATCGCCAAGAATTGCTTCCAGAAGTTCATCGAGCGGGACACCCGACAGCCTTCCGTTCAACCAATGTCCTGTCATCCAATTGTCGCCATCGGACCATAGCGTCCGGTTCAGCGGGAACTCCGGATGCGGACGTGTATCCCAGGCCCAGGCATAGAGGCGGCCAGGATCAATCATCCCGTCGGCACTGGCCATCTTCCAGTGATTGAAGTGCGCACGCAGGAAACGATTTTGTGCAAGATCGCTGCGGCCGTGGTCGGAAAAGTAGGGATATGCGCCCTCCGAGGATTTCATATCAGGGAAAACATTTGGCTGATTGGGGCCTTTGTCGGCGGCGGGGCAGCCCAATTCCGTCAGCCATATTGGCTTTCCCCGCGGTTGCCATGCGGTCGGCACAGCGCTTTCCACGCCGCCTTGCCTGTTATAATGTCTGTTGCTCCACCAGGAGTTCAGGTCCTTGTAACGATAAACCCAGGGCTTGCCCGAGCCATCGGTGATGGACGTTCGGGTTCGTCGTGTGCGATCAAGCACCGACCTGTAGTACCAGTCGAAGCCCTCGCCCGCGGCAATCTGACTCTGCAATCCGCCTAGGTCATATGGCGAATTGAAGCCATCCGGATTTGGAACGCTGTAATCTTCGTCGCGCCAGTCGCTCAGCGGCATGTAATTGTCGATGCCGATTGCATCGATTGCCGGATGCGCCCACAGCGGATCAAGATGGAAGAATACATCTCCTGATCCGTCTTGAGGATGATGGCCGAAATACTCCGTCCAGTCGGCACCATAGGTCAGCTTGCAGCCCGGTCCGAGAACATGCCGTAGGTCGGCTGCAAGCTCGCACAGGCCAGCAACGAACGGAAAGCCGTTTGTCTGGTCCCGGACCATCGTCAGACCGCACAACTCGGAGCCGACGATAAATGTGTCAACACCGCCGGCACACAGGGCGACATGCGCCAGATGCAGCATGAACCTGCGATAACCCCAGTCGTCCCGGTTTCCCGAAAAGCGAACCTTGTTGTTTCTGGTCTCAAAATCACGGGACATGGCACCGCCGAGGAACGTAGCGATCTCTGTACGGGCAGCTGCGGTCTTGTTTGGGCTACCCGGCCTGTAGGGCGCCGGATGACAGGTGATGCGTCCACGCCACGGATAAGCTCCCTGTCTCGCTCCACCATAGGGATCAGGCAGGTCGTTGTCCGAACCGATATCCATCATGATGAATGGATATAGCGTGACGCTCAAGCCACGAGCCTTGGCGTCAAGAATGGCACCTATGACGCTTTCATCGCAGGGTGTCCCGCCATAGGCCGCGCCCTTCTCTGCGCGGGAGATCAGATGGGCCTTCGATCGCGAAACGCCGCCTGCCTGCCAGGTACTGCTTTCCCTATGCCCTGCCCTGTCCATGACACCCGGCTTGATCGCGCATTTCCCAGCACGCAAATCGGCGCCAAACCACGGCACCACGATCGCTACGTGTTCCAGCGAAGGACAAACCTGCTGGAGTTCATACATCGAGGCGTGCCAATCGGTAGCACTCCTCAGGCAATTGCGGTTCAGGCTCTTCGTTTTGCCCTTCGACGGCTCGCTCGTGACGAGATTCGGCGAAAGCCCGAATTCCGTAGCGCCTGGAACCAGGGCCACCGCCTTCAGGTCGCGCGCCACGCTGTTCACGCTCCGCACCACTTCAAACTGGAATTGCGGAATTCGGTTGCCATAATCGTCAAGTGGAAAGCGATCGAATACGACATAAGCCGTGTCGCGATAGGCCGGCGAGTTGCCCTGTCCCTGCTTCGCTTCAATCAGCGGATCTACGGGCTGGTTTGCTGTTCCGCTGAAAACGCGAATAGTACAACGCGTCTGGTCAAGCTCCTTCCCGTCGACCCATATGCGGCGGATCAGGCTGATCTGACCTTCGGCGACAGCGATGGCAAAATTCGCAAAGTAGTTATACTCGGTAACCTTTTGCCCGCCTTTGCCGCCCTGACGCGAAGTGGTTTTCGCCTCTTCGAAGCGGGTAGCCCAAACGAGCGTGCCGGATATCCGTACCGAGCCGTAAACCCGCGGCAGCGCGGCGCCTTCCTCGGCGGACATAGGGCGCATCGACGACATGCGCGGGCCCTCGATAGTCCGGCCGAACAGCGCCTGGTCAATGAGATACCCCCCGACCGAAGCGACAGCGGAGCCGATGGCTGCGGCCACCGTTCCCGACGTCGTAAGAGCGCCAACTGCGGCTGTCAGAACTAGTGTCGCCATGTGCTGAATTCTTTCTTGAACTACCGGTATGGGGTGGTTTGCGATGCTGCTGCGCGATCGGGAAATGTGAATACGCCGGCGATACGCTTGCGCCATTGCGGAACCAGGGCTGAGTCCATCACACTGTGGCCTTCATAGGCGTGAATGAAGCGGTCCTCGTTCGCGAGAATTCCAAGGTGTTTTGCGGCCATTCCATCGCGCCATCGAAACACCAGAAGATCGCCTGGCGCTGCATTGGCCAATGGCTTCTCGTCCATGTGCAAGCGCCCTGCCTCGAGCAGCGGATCGCCTCTGTTCGTTTCGGCCCAATCGGCAGAATAGGCAGGAACCACTTGCGGCTCCTGGCCATAAAGCGCTCGCCATATGCCGCGTACCAGCCCGAGACAATCGCTGCCGACCTGACATCTGGAGCCGCCATGCCGGTAAGGTGTGCCGATCCACCGCCGGGCTTCTGCCAACACCTCCTCGGCAATGCTCATGGTACCAACGGCTTGCCGTCGAAATTGCCTTTGCCATCGGCATAATTGTAGGCAGCGTCATTGCCGGGCAGATGCGGGAAGCCGCGAAAGTTCGCGCTATTGGAAAACTTCGCCTTGCATTGGGCAAAGCTCTTGTCGCATCCCGGCTTGAGGGAAAAAACCTCCCCGATCTTCATCTCGGGTATCGATGCCTCACGCAGGCTGAGCCGCGTACCATTTTCGGCCGTGACCTGTTTGAGGACGACATTGCTGCGCCGGACGCCGGCTCCCGAGATCCACGTCAAGACGCCATTGTCGAACCAGCCGCCGCTCGCAGGTTGAAGCCCGGTTGCGATTATCTCGCGGTCGGACAGTATGGCCGCCACAGTTCCTGTTTGCATTCCCGCAACGTAGCCGCAGCGGTGGTCGCCAAGCTGGGCATCGCAATGTCTGGTAATGCGCCGGCCTTCGACCTTGTCGAGATCGGCGGAACTGCTCTTCGTTTCCGCCACGAACTTCCTGCCCGACCTGGTGATCGTGCCGATGCGTGCGCTTCGCAGCAGGGTTAGCTGATCCGGCGATGACCAGTTGACCAGGAACGTCTCGACCACAGCTCCGTCGAACGCACCGGCTTCGATGTCGGCGTCGGTTATAATGTCGGAAGTCAGCGCACCTTCGATTTCGGCGCTGTCTACCGCGAGCCCGAGCGAGCTTGTCGCTTCGCTGGCGCTGAGGCCCGTTTGCGGCCCGCATGCAATACCAGCGACGGTCAGATTCCTGTCATGATCGGTGAAGCCGTGGACGACGCCATCTGTCCTGCGTACAATCCAGCAAAAACAATGGGTTGTCACTTCACCTGCAAGATGTGATTCAAGTGCCGGAGGAATCTTGTTCATGCCTTTACCTCGACAATCGGTATGGTTGGAATTTCTCCTGCCGCGAAAGATTTTATGCTGATCGTCAGCCGGTCCGTGTCGAAACGCGATGGGACGTCGAAACTGTATCCCGCCGTCACTCTTGCGCCGGCGGGCGGTATTTTATCCTTTCCGAAGCGAATTTCGCCGGTTATCAGTTCCACGGTGAAATCCCGCGCCTCCAGTTTCTCGACATCATTTACGGCGACACGCACGCTACCGCCCTGCACCTTGGTAATCGTCCGGACATACTCGCCATAGGTCTTGACCAGCTGGAAACTGCCATTGATCCCATCCCCCTTGCCAAGATATTGGTCGCCTGCCGCCGGCTTTTGACCCGACCGGCACGAAAGATGGTCGAACGGATCGCGGAAGCGGAACGCATGAAGCGATCCCCGCCGCGCCTCGAAGAATGTCATGACTTCGTCCAGATCAGCCAAAGAGCGGACGCCTGTCCCCGCATCGTAGTGGCGTCGCGACTGGGCCCAGCGTGCATTGCGCTGTTCGAAGCCTGACGTCAGCGGGACAATCTCGTTGCGCCACTCCGGCCCTCCGGTCGCGCCGAAGGAAACGCCGGCGGGAAAGCGCACGTCGTGAAAAACTGCCATGGAAATGTTTCCTAAAAAGTTCTGGCGCCCTTGCGTGCCGCGCGGGCAAGCATGCCAGTCAGTTGCGCCTCCGATCTGCGGAAGGACGTTGCGTCCGGCGTTGATACGTTGAAGACCACCTGCACCGGCGCTCCCCCTCCCTGCGCCGCGACGCCGAGGCGTCCGTCGGCGCCCCGCGTCAGCGGCATGATCGCTTCGGTCCCCGCTTCGCCCATCAGCCCGAGTGAACCGCCCGCGTTGAAATAGGTAGGACTGGAGACAATTCCGCCCTTGGCAAAAAAGGTCGGCCTTTCAGCAGGTATGGGTGGGGTACCGTAGAACGCCCCAGGCTCCCTCTTCAGCCCTCCAACAAAGCTGGAAAACAGACCCGAAGCCAGATCCTGCAGCGGTTTCAACCCGGCACTCAAACTCATGCTTGCGATATTCATTGCCAGCTGTTTAAGAACATCGCCGAGGTCCTCGCCGCCGATCGCAGCAGCTTTCAGCGAATTCGTCAGGGTGCGCCCGAAGAGTTCGGATTTTTTCTGCAGAGCATCAAGGGCGTCATCGATACTCCTGGTATCGCCTTTTATCTCGAGCTTGAGTTCAGAATTGTCGGGCATTGCATCTCCTGTTCTCCATCCGGGAACGCTTGCATCAAGCGCGCAAGGTCATTGCGGGTAGGTGCGGCACGGCTGGCAGATCTGCGAAAAGCCGCATTGAGTTCGCGGGGTGTCATCGCCCAGAACTCGGCGGATGATAGCTGCAAAACACCCAATCCCGCCGCCATCATCTCCGGCCAGGGAAATGGCTCGGCGTTATTTTCCTCGAGTTTCAACGGTTTGACCCGGCTTGCTCTAAATTGGATTCACCGAAGGTCGCGCTCAAAAGCTCACCAACGATGCGGGCGAAGCCGGTAATTCCCCCCTCGGCGCGCATCTGGGCAATGTCCTCGGGTGCCACTTGGTTTCCGCCCCCACGCAGTCCCGCCGCGATTTTGAGTATATCGGCCGCCGACAGTGCGCTTGTCGAAAAGCGTTTCAGCAGGACGGAGAGGTCCTGCGCGCCGAATGCATCTTCCAGCTCCGCAAGAGCGCCAAGCGTCAGGCACAATGTCCACTCACGGCCATCCAATGTGGCGCTGATTTCGCCCCTATGCCGGTTCACCATTATCCCATCTCCTTGAAATCGATCGGCCCGGCAGATTCGAGCGCAATCTCGAACGTCACCTCGCCATTATATGCGCCGCCATATTCGAGCGCCGTGATCTGGAACAGCCCTCGCAAAGTGCCGAAATCGGGCAGAATAATTTGCCATGCAGGAATGTCTCCGTTGAAAAACGCCTGACGGAACAACGCATCCGATTGCGCATCCTTGAAGAGCCCGGCGCCGCTGACCGAGGCGCGTTGGACGGCGCTGCCTCCGAGCAATTCCCGCCAGCGCCCGACTGCGTCAGCGTCGGTTACGTCCACCGTCTCGGTGTTGAAGGCAACGCGCTTCGACTTCAAGCCGGCACACGTTACATAATTGCCGCTGGCATCGGCGACCTTCAACAGAATATCCTTGCCTCTCTGGGCGCTCATTTGAAGTCCTTTCAAAATGTCGGCGGCCCACGACGTCGCTCATCGAGAGCTTGTCGAGCCACGCGTGAGTTGTTGTTGGCTTGTTTCAGGGGGTCGTGATTTCTTCGATCACCGCACGGTAACGCAGGATCCCGAGATAACCGTCCCGGTTGTCTTCGGCTCGCGCCTGGGAATACTGCAGGCCGAGGTTCACCACCCGGTGTCCGGCAAGCGCAAGGGTGGATCGTTCCAGCAGCCGGTCGATAATGTTCATGATGGCGAGCACCGATTTGCGCCCGCTCGCCCGGTTCCAGACATTGAGCGTGAACAAGTGTTCGCTGCCGCGCTCGGTCGCCGTACTCCAATCATAGATACTGGAGTTACCGAGCGTGACATAAGGGAATTCCGCCTTGTCCGGCACACGATCATAGACACGGTTGTCGATGAGTTTCTCCAGCGCCACATCGCCCCTCAACAGCGCGAGCATCGCCTTTTGCAGTTCGAGCCCCGCACTGGTCATGGTTTGATCCTTTCGGCAGGCATTCGCGTGCCTTGTGAAACCCGGGTCTGATCTTTTTCAGTCCTGACAGGCTCATCCTCCGCCAGTTCTATCGCCTTCCAGCGCAGCGTCTGGATCAAATCCGCGACAGTCATCTGCATCGTGATTTTCATCGAAGCTCCTCGCGCACACGACAGACCAGATAGCGGCCGCTGTCGTCGGGGTCGTGCATTGTCAGTATTTGAAATATGCGCAGGTCTTTGCGCAGCCGCATGGCGGTCTCGATATCGCTTCGCATCCGTAGTGTGATGCGGTGCGTGACTTCTGGCATGCCCTGCTCGCCTAATATCCGAAGGCCGGATCCCATCGGCTCGATCTGCGCCCAGATAGTGGCAATCTCGACCCAGCTCTCCACGAGTTCGCCGGCTTCGTCACTGGTGACTTTGGGTTTCTCGAGCACAAGCTCCCGCGAGAGGCTGCCCGGATCGATGAATAGAGTCGCCATCAAAGTGACACCCTGCGCCAGAGGCCGACGGCCCGTTCGAAGGCCGGCGGGTAGGAAACTGGCTGCTGTGCCGAGCCATAGACGCCGCGAAACTCATACCAATGGGCAACGAGCGTCGATATCGCATGGCGCAACGCGTCCGGGACATCGGCGCCCGTTTCGCCGAAGCCGGCGATGAAATCGATTTCCAGTCCTTCGAGCGGTCCGGGCGGGCGGTTACGGGCCGCAAGATAGAGTCGCGCCGGCCTCGCGTAGCCGCTCAGATGCAGATCGTGCCCGCCAATCGGAAGCGGCGTACCGTCCTCGATATACGCAGTCACAGCCGCTACGGAACGAACCGGATATTTAGCGATCCGCACGATGCCGTTCTTCGGCCAGCTGTCAGCGTAGAGCCGCCATTCCTGGTTGATAAGCGCGAGGCCGGTCTGCGTTTCAAGCGTTTCCCGCGCCGCCTTGACGAGGCCGCCGAGAAGTACATCTTCGCTATCATTGTCGAGGCGTAAAAATTGGCGCACCTCCGCCAGCGTCACCGGCTCTACAGCCGGCGGCTTGATCAGTGTCATTGTCATGCTAGGGTCCTTATCGGGGAGAGGACGTCGTCGTTAATCTGTCGTTCGGGTCCAGACCAAGTCGGTTCGGACTTTATGGCTACGCTCGGCGGACGATGAAACAACTATGAAGTTTTCCAATATTTCGAAAACTTCCACGATATTCTTTTTAATAATGTCCTTGTACGTGTACTATAATCTTTACTTTTTACTTGTGAGCATGGTCACATAACGAAGATACATTTAACAAAGCTCTATGCTGTTTGAATGAATTTACTAATTCGAGAAAGGTCTGGGAAGATTGGGCGTGCCATTTTGGCCAGGACGAGACGAAAATGGCGGTTTTCGAAAACGGAACGTAGCGCACATATTGGCACGTGAGCACCGGACCGCAGAAAAACGCCATTTGCAGGCCGTCCTGGCCTGAATGGGTTGAGGATCAGGCCGCGAATTTCAACAGCTTGATCGCATCAAAATCCTGCACGCCGCCGCCAACACGTTTGGTCGTGTAAAACAGCACGTAAGGCTTGGCGGAGTAAGGATCGCGCAGCACGCGCACGCCGGTGCGATCGACCACCAGATAGCCTCTTGCGAAATCACCAAAGGCAATCGGCGTTGCCTTGTCGGCAATGTCCGGCATGTCCTCCGCTTCGACGAGCCCGAAGCCAAGCAGGGAAGCCTGGGCGCCGGGCGTTGCGGGCGGCGTCCAGAGATAATTGCCATCCCTGTCCTTGAGCTTGCGGATTTCTGCCTGCGTCTTGCGGTTCATTACCCACTTGCCGTTCTGGCGATAGCCGGCCTTCAACGCATAGATCGTATCGAGCAGGATATCGGACGCATCGGCGGCAGGAAACTTGCCTGCAACGCCAGTGGAAAGCGAACCGAGCTTGCCCCACTCCCAGGCACTTTCGGCTACGACGTCATAGGTCAGGAAACCGCGAGGCTTGTTGATGCCATCGCCGCTGATGAAGGCCTTGCCCTCCTGTTCGGCAAAGGCCGTCTCCACTTCCGTCGATATCCATTGCTCCACATCGACAGCACCATCATCGAGCAAGGACGATGTTGCCGCCGGCATGGCATAGAGTTCCATCGTGGGGAACTGTAGCTCCGCCAGTTTGGAGCCGTCGGTCTGCGGGCGGATTTCCGCTTCGCTCACCCAACCGACCGAAGGGCCCTTGATGGAGTAGGGCTTTTTCAACATCGAACCCGATACCTGTCGCACGGAGGCAATGTTTCGGATCGGCGATATCTGCGCCAGGCGTTGCCCTATTTCCTTCTCCAGTTCCGGCGGCACCAGGTAGCCGCCATCGCTTGCAGAACCGATCGCATGCGCCTTGGTCTCGATAGTCCGCAAAGCGCTTTCATCGCCGCGCCGGACATATGTTTCGAAGGCATTCTTATGTTCCGGCGAAGCAATCTGGCGAAGGCCGCCATCGAGCGCCGGACGTGCCTGTTTTAGTTCCAGCCGATCCATGGCGCGCTTTCGCGCATCTATTTCAGTGTCCAGGCGCTGCATTTTTTCGGTCGTCAGAACATCGACGTGTCCACCTTTCTCGAGCGTATCGAGGCGAAAATCGTTCGTTGTCTTGTATTCGTGAAACGTGCGGGAGAAACCTTCGAAATCTTCAGGGCTGCTTAAGGTCTTGTTCTCGAGCACTTGGTTGAGATCACTCATTTTGTCTTCCTTTTTGTTGTTGGACTGGCGGGTAGGAAATGCGCACAACCTCGCCGCCCCGCGCCGGCAGTTCGGGCGAAGTCTGAAAGGTTGCTATGCGGGGAAATCCTGATTTCAGGATAGGTGGAAAATATCGGGTTACGCGCGGGTGAGTTCACCCGCACGTTTCGTACTAATAGTACTTGTCCGGCATGGCGCCGGAGCGCATCAGGCGTTTCTTGACCTTAAAGGCCCGAGCGCCTCTGGCATTTCGTTCTATTTGATCGGCGATGTGCGGGTTCTATCTTCCTCCACAGCTATACCCTTGCACCTTCCGCGCACCTCAAGAGGGACTGGCTGGCGATCCGCGCCACGTCAAGATCACTTCGTTTAGCGCCATAGTGAAGCGCCTACGTTCGCGGGTTGCTGCCGATAACCGCGCTGCCGCGCAGATCTACGCTCACGTCACTTGCCCCCCGTTTCGGCAAGTCGGTTGCGTGCTATAGAGCCAAAAGCCGTCCATTGCGCTTGATCGACAAAACCGTAGGGAATGGAGTTCCCGCTAATATTCATACCTTGAGAAAGCTCGGCAGTCGCTCCTTTTGCTTCCCGCCTGCCGCTCTCGTTAGCGGCGATTTTGCCTTCGACATTTCTTAGACACGGGGTTGCGGACGCCGATTCGGGTCGCGCTGCTATACCGTTCGAACGGCTGTGTCTTTGCTGTTCTGCGCTCCGGGCTCTTTATCCCGCGCCGATGGCAGCATCGGAAAGGTCACCACCGAGATCTCCCTTGAGATCGCCTCGTGGATATGGCGGATGCCGCCATCCGCCCTGGCCTTGATCGTCTTGAAGCCGATAGAAAGCCCGTCAATGGCGCCCGAGCGCATCTGTTCCAGCACTTCGGCGGCACGGAGAAAGTTTAGTTTCCGTTGATAATAGAGATATCTGGCAATTTGTAGCAAATAACATCAATAATATCGTTTGACGTTGATATTATCAGATGCTTAGCTTGTTCAAATTCTATGTCGTATTTCTGCTCAGTAAGCCATTTTATATATTGTGAGTTTTTACATTCTACAAATACATATTCGAGCACACCTCTCTGACTTAATTCTTCAATTAACAACAATCTATCGCTTTCATTGCATTTTCTGTAGGATGAAACCCACCCAGTCCACTCAATCCGGTAGTTTACTTTATTCTCATCCTCTACAATGATAAGAAAACCGTTCTTGTCATCATGTATTTCACTGAACTCGAAACGGCCTTTATATTTCATACCCTTTATGAGACAATATTCCTGTGAATTATCAATCATATCTCACCTTTATATAACTTTCTCCGATTTGAAATTCCAACGTGGGGCTACCCTCGTCACTTTTTTGGCGAACGATAATCTTGCTTCCATCCGGCAGCTTACCGCCGGAGACGGCGTTCTGCACTTCGGAAGCCTTGGCGACACCCTTGGCGAGCTTGCCCTCGACATAAAGCCCGCGATGGTCTTCGCGAATATCCGTCCAGGCGGCTGCGCGCGGCTTGCCGGTTGATCCCGGGGTGGCATCGGTGCGATCGTTGCTGCGGGGTTCGCGCCGGCGTTCCACCGTCGATCGAACCCATCCTGCGAGAGCGGCATGGCGTCGGCAGGCAGGCTCTTCACCTGACCCACCCGCGCCGATGGCAGCATCGGAAAGGTCACCATCGAGTTTTCCCTTGAGATCGCCTCGTGGATATGGCGGATGCCGCCGCCGTCCGCCCTGGCCTTGATCGTCTTGAAACCGATGGAAAGCCCGTCAATGGCGCCGGAGCGCATCAGTTCAAGAACTTCGCACACCGAATAATGCCGATCCATGAAGCGCAGCGTTCACGAACGGATTTCTGTATTGATGACCGTGAGCTTGCTCTATGCGGAGAACTCTACAAAACAATCAAACTTCTCAAGATCGACCATTACACCAAATTTCTCAAATATTCTTTTATTCTCTTCTTCGTCGATCGGGTACACATCATACAAGAGAGGATCATCTTCCGGCGGCCTGAAAAGCTCGCGGAAAAACTCCACGTCATCGTACATAAATTCTATCGTATTGATATGGCCGTCGCCTACTTTTTCGAACAGCGTAATTTCTCTTGGCATGAATATTCCCTCGTCTCGCGGCTAGCTATGCCCTAAGCACCATTGATTTTTCGATCTTTCTGCCTTTATCGCTCGGCTTGGTCTGTTTTCCCGTTTTCGGATCGTATTCACCCAGATGTTTACCCTTCTTATCATATTTCTCGAGCTTGCCGTGCTGACGATCCCATGCATAGATGTTCCCGTTTTGATCTACCCATCGTTTTCTGTTGCCACGTCGCTTTGCTGGCGTCAAGCCCGCAATTCCGGTTATCTCGCCAGCTGACCTTGGCGCAGGAAAATACTTATGATCCGGTTTTTTCGCCCCTCGCTCAGCACCACGTGGTCCATGCCGCCGGCGTGCAGCGTGCCAACCGCATCCTCCAGCATGTCGTCGTCCATCGGCTCGCCATTAAAGGTGCCCTGGTCCAGTTCAAGCGTGCCTCTGTCTCCGGGGCTCAGCTTGAAGGTCACCGTATCGCCGCCTGGCGTGTCGATCGCGACGTCCCTTGAAAAGCTGTCACTTCGACCCGCGATACGTACCGAAGAGCCGTCGGACGTCTGGTCGATTGCGGCCCCTCCGGCCGGGCTCGTCATGGCGAGATTCCAGTCGGACGTCTAAACCGCATATTTAATGTAGCGGCAACGTTCGACGCTCGCTACAGCAGCATGGCAAGCAACACTCAATCTTGCCTTTGAAGTTCATCTAAACGATCCATAACATCTGGGTATTCTTTAGCAACCACTCTTAATATTTCGAAATATTGGGCGGCCATGAGTTTACCCACCATATTTCGCAAAACATCGAACGCCTCGGCACTTCTGGTGGTCTGACGTTCCAATAAGAAGCCGTTGAAGTCTCTCGAATGAGCGAGAACAGTCTTAACGATCGCATCTGCATCATCCTTGCTTATTGTGTTCATCAAATATTTCTCCTCAATACCCAAAGATTGACATGCATTCAGCCATACATTTGTGGAAAGGTGCTCCATCAAGTGTATAGGTTGTCAATGTATTATTGATGAATTTTTCAGTACATATTTTCTACGCCGCTCGAAAAGACATATTTCCAGCAAGTTGCTGTTTGTATAATCGCCTTATAGAGTTAATTGTTTCGTCGACTCTAGTTTTATCATTCGTTTCGCGCTGGCGGGGTGAAGCGAAGCCTATTTCACTGCGGCTGGCAATTCTATTCTCGCCATTTCCCCCCCCCCACCTCCGCCCCCGCCATCCGTCCATTGCCCGCCATCGGGGTTTCCCGCTGAAACACGCGGCTGGTTGGGGCTGTACTTGCGGTACCAGATCTGGAACGGCTCATAGAGCGTCGAGTGGCGTTTCAGCTCGACATTCTCTTCCCGCAAGCGCGCCAGCCAACGGCTGTTGTAATCGCTTTGCGGCGAACGTTTCAGCGCCTCGATCAAGACCTCGTTGGCCTTGATGTTCCACAAAAGCCGGGGCTGATTGGAATAGTCCCTGTCCGGCATGGCGTCGGCAGGCAGGCTCTTCACCTGCCCCACCCTTGCGGATGGCAGCATCGGAAAGGTCACCACCGAGATTTCCCTTGAGATCGCCTCGTGGATATGGCGGATGCCGCCGCCATCCGCCCTGGCCTTGATCGTCTTGAAACCGATGGAAAGCCCGTCAATGGCGCCCGAGCGCATCAGCTCAAGAACTTCGGCGGCACGAAGAAAGTTTAGTGTCCGTTGATAATAGAAATATTTGGCAATTCAAAACAAATAACATCAATAATATCATTTGAGGTTGATATTATCAGATGTTTAGCCTCTTCATACTCTATGTCGTATTTCTGGCGGGTAAGCCATTTTTTATATTCCGAATTCCTACATTCGACAAATACATATTGCAATATTTTTTGCTCACTTAAGTCTCTCACCAGCAACAATCTGTCGCTTTCGTCGCATTTTCTGTACGATAAAACCCATTCAGGCCATTCAATCCGATAGGTTACTTTATTCTCATCCTTAATGATTATGAGAAAACCATTCTCGTCATCATGTATTTCACTGAACTCAAAAACACCTCTATAATCCAATCCATTTATTAAAGAATATTGCTGTGAATCATCAGTCATATCTCACCTTTATGTAAATTTTTCCGATCTGAAGTTCCAACGTGGGTCTACCCTCGTCACTTTTTTGCCGAACGATAATCTTGCTTCCATCCGGCAGCTTACCGCAGCCTTGGCGACACCCTTGGCGAGCTTGCCCTCGACATAAAGCCCGCGATGGCCTTCGCGAATGTCCGTTCAGGGGTTTTGCTATGCTACAGCTAATATCGCTCGGTTCGCAATTTCACAAAAATATCGGGCCTCGCCTCAATGGCGGCGAGATAATGCGGATAGTTTGGATAATCATCCATTTCTGAAATATGAAGAAGAAACGGGTATTCTGAAAAATGCGGTTCAACAGCCTCGTAATCTTCTTCCGGATATATATTTTCCCGAAGTTCAAAATAATCTTCCCCGTTCTTCAGACAGAAATAGGTACCCTTGTGGTCGCTATGCCTCTGTTGAGTTTCAGCACCTGTTATACTCTCAAGCATTGATGCTAACTCCCGCATCAATTCCATTTTTCTTTCATCCAATTTCATATAGTGCTGATCAAATGGCACTCCGACCGGCCAATTCCCGATTTCCATTGCCTCGACTTCAGCGCAGCGAATTCCAAATAATATTTCTCTGTTCAAAATTGTCTCCTTAATAAGGCTCAAGCCCGAAATGCTCGATAATCTCATACTCGCCGCGATACCCTATGTCAGCCTGCGAACGATAAATCATGAAACTGACATCTCGTCCTCCCATACGCAACCGCAATGAATCGCGCAGATTGTGAAGACCAAATTTTTCAAGTTGTTCATCGCTTTAGCGGGAATGTACGGGGCCCTCCCGGACGCATGAGCCAACCTTCGTTTGTTGCTCTTCGAAACAAGGCGGGACTGACAATGGCAAGATCGAGATCGCTTTTTTCGTCGAATGGTGCCTGTCTCTTAAAAACTACGACCGGTCACAGCACTGCCGCGAATATAGGTCTCTACGTCCTTCAAGCCGGTTCTTGCATATCCGCTGCGCAATTCCTGACGAAATCCCGCCACTTCCTGATTGTCACGAAAGCCATGCGGCACGAATGCCGGTCTCGTCATAAAGTCGAGCTCTCGTATTCTTCCTTCAGCTTCCCGGGCTCTGAACTCGTTGTAACGTATTTGTCCTTCTATGTTTTCATAAATGCCGTTACTTGGTCTCCAAGTTGGATCGCGCTGTCGCACCCGACCAATCGCGCTATCTGCCTGTCGCGCCGACTGGTCCAGCCGCAGCGCCTGTTCAGGCGTTATCTCCACATTGCGGCCAGCAATATTTCGTATTATTGGGCCGCCGCCGCGACGCCCGCCGCCCCGGCTTTGCACCAGCGTTGCCGGCGTGCCGTCTGGTGCCTGCGGGCCGGTCGCCGGGTTCTTCGCAATAGCAACGCCGCCGCCAAAACGCCCGCCTCTTGAACCGGCGCCTTCCGGCTTTTCCTTGACCCCGCTCCATCTGCTATCAAACTCACCCTGCGCAAGCGGCTTGCGGCGGGTGGTATCAGCATCGCTCTGACCTGAACGAAGAGGACTACCCCCGCCGCCTCCGCCACCTCCCCCACCTCCCCCACCTCCGCCGCCGCCATCCGTCCATTGCCCGCCATCGGGGTTTCCGGCTGAAACACGCGGCTGGTCGGGGCTGTACTTGCGGTACCAGATCTGGAACGGCTCATAGAGCGTCGAGTGGCGTTTCAGCTCGACATTCTCTTCCCGCAAGCGCGCCAGCCAGCGGCTGTTGTAATCGCTTTGCGGCGAACGTTTCAGCGCCTCGATCAGAACCTCATTGGCCTTGATGTTCCACAAAAGCCGGTGCTGATTGGAATAGTTCCTGTCCGGCATGGCGTCGGCAGGCAGGCTCTTCACCTGCCCCACCCGCGCCGATGGCAGCATCGGAAAGGTCACCACCGAGATCTCCCAAAGGTCCGCCTCGTGGATATGGCGGATGCCGCCGCCATCCGCCCTGGCCTTGATCGTCTTGAAACCGATGGACAGCCCATCGATGGCGCCCGAGCGCATCAGTTCCAGCACTTCGGCAGCCTTGGCGACACCCTTGGCGAGCTTGCCCTCGACATAAAGCCCGCGATGGTCCTCGCGAATATCCGTCCAGGTGCCGATCGGCTGGTTCGGATCGTGCTGCCGGTAGCACCGCGCTCGCGCAGTCGAACTGTCTAGCCTTACAAATTCAGTTCTTTTCGGCGCGCAGTTCGATAAAGATATCGGGCCTCGTTTCGATAGCGGCTAAATAGTCTGGGTGTTTGTCTACATCGTACAGATAGAGAAGATATGCGAAGTTACTGAATTCTTCTTCTTCTAATGTCTCTTTCTCAAATATGTTTGTTTTTAATAAAATACACTTATCTTCTGATAAATAGTAAAAACCCCCCTTTGAGTTCTCCATTTCATCTATAGGTACATAACCAGCATTGGCATACATAATTTTACTAATACAATCTATCAGATCCGCCAATTCGTTCTCAGTAAATTGAGAATCTTTTTTTCTATTTTGTATTCCAAATAGTACATTATTCTTGGCAATCGTTTTAGTTCCCATTCTCTCTTATGAATTTGATGAAATCCTCCAGCGTTGCAAATTCTCCGCGCCTTCTAATATCAGCCCGCGACCGAAAAATCACAAAGCTGACTTCGCGTCCCAGTCTGCGCCTCCATCTGGTATTTTAATCTCAAAAGGCCAAGGCGCTCAAGCGTCTCGGGTTTGTATATCGGCTCTGTGCGGGATTTGCCCTTCCCCAACAGCTTTATCCTTGCACCCTCCGCCCTTCTGAACAAGGTTCCACTGGCAATCGCCACATCAAGATCACTCCGCAGGCGTAATCTCTTGAGAACGATTGGCTATTCGACGCGTCGGCAGGCAGGCTCTTCACCTGCCCCACCCGCGCCGATGGCAGCATCGGAAAGGTCACCACCGAGATCTCCCAAAGGTCCGCCTCGTGGATATGGCGGATGCCGCCGCCATCCGCCCTGGCCTTGATCGTCTTGAAACCGATGGACAGCCCATCGATGGCGCCCGAGCGCATCAGCTCCAGCACTTCGGCAGTAGTGAAAGAAAGCTTAGGTTCTGTTTACAATGGAAATTGCTGGCAGTTCATAGCAAATAACATCAATAAAGTCATTCGATGTTGATATTATTATATGTTTAACTTCTCCAACACCGATGCCATATTTTTGTTCAATGAGCCATTTAATATACTCTGAATTCTTACACTCAACAATTAGATATTCAAGTACATTCCATTTTTGCAATTCTTCAATTAAAAGCAATCTATCGCTTTCATCGCTTTTCCTGTGCGATAGAACCCATCCTGGCCAATCAATTCGGTAAACCGCCTTATTTTCAGCTTCAACAATAATCGAAAATCCATTTTCATCGTGATGCATCTCATTGAATTCAAAATTACCTTTATACTCTAAACTACTTATCTTATAATATTCTTGTGAATTATCACTCATACCTCACCTTTATATATTGTTTTCCGATTTGCAATTCAAGTGTAGGTCTGCTCTTTCTACTATTTTCTCGAACAATGATCATAGTTCCATCCGACAACTTACCCACCTTCGTACCATTTGAATATAGTCTAACCTCAGAAGGATTGAATGCGGCAAAATCTTTCTCAGCCTGCGCCATGCCGCCATGCTTTATCCATTGTGTCGTCCGATCTTTCGTGTTCCCGTCCCTGGCTCCGTCGACCGGGGGGATTAGTGGCCGATTGGGTTGTCGCGGCAGCACCTCCAGAAGCTCGCGATGCCGGCTTGGCGGTGCATTATTCGGCGCATTATTTAACGGGGGGCCGCCATTGTGTCCGAATGCTTCGCGGTTTAGGTCCTGTATTCTCCCTTCTGCTTCCCGGGCTCTGAACTCGTTGTAACGTATTGCGCCTTCGACGCCTTCATATGCTCCAGGTCGTGGTTGCCAGTTCGGATCGCGTTGCCGCACCTGGCCAATCGCGCTATCTGCCTGTCGCGCCGACTGGTCCAGCCGCAGCGCCTGTTCAGGTGTTATCTCCACATTGCGGCCAGCAATATTTCGTATTATTGGGCCGCCGCCGCGACGCCCGCCGCCCCGGCTTTGCACCAGCGTTGCCGGCGTGCCGTCTGGTGCCTGCGGGCCGGTCGCCGGGTTCTTCGCAATAGCAACGCCGCCGCCAAAACGCCCGCCTCTTGAACCGGCGCCTTCCGGCTTTTCCTTGACCCCGCTCCATCTGCTATCAAACTCACCCTGTGCAAGCGGCTTGCGGCGGGTGGTATCAGCATCGCCCTGACCTGAACGAAGAGGACTACCTCCGCCTGCTCCACCTCCTCCGCCGCCTCCGCCCCCGCCATCCGTCCATTGCCCGCCATCGGAATTTCCGGCAGGCACGCGCGGCTGGTCGGGGCTGTACTTGCGGTACCAGATCTGGAACGGCTCATAGAGCGTCGAGTGGCGTTTCAGCTCGACATTCTCCTCCCGCAAGCGCGCCAGCCAGCGGCTGTTGTAATCGCTTTGCGGCGAACGTTTCAGCGCCTCGATCAAGACCTCGTTGGCCTTGATGTTCCACAAAAGCCGGTGCTGATTGGAATAGTCCCTGTCCGGCATGGCGTCGGCAGGCAGGCTCTTCACCTGCCCCACCCGCGCCGATGGCAGCATCGGAAAGGTCACCACCGAGATCTCCCAAAGGTCCGCCTCGTGGATATGGCGGATGCCGCCGCCGTCCGCCTTGGCCTTGATCGTCTTGAAACCGATGGACAGCCCGTCGATGGCGCCCGAGCGCATCAGCTCAAGAACTTCGGCAGCCTTGGCGACACCCTTGGCGAGCTTGCCCTCGACATAGAGCCCGCGCTTGTCTTCGCGAATATCCGTCCATGTACCGATGGGCTGGTTCGGATCGTGCTGCCACAGCATGCGGATGCCGGCAGCGCCACGTGTCCGGATCGATTTCAGGAACGCTCCGGCTGCAATCGCGTCCTTGCCGAGGTCGATCTCGCCGAAGAGGCTGGCATAGCCGGAGAAACGGCCATCCTCCGCGACGGTTTCGACAGTCAATCCCGTGTACTTCTTCTCAAGGCGCGGCAGAACCTGGCTATCTGTTCTCGATTTAACGGACATTGGCGATATCCCTCTTGCCGGAGGGATCGCTATCGGTTTGCGGAAGCTTGGTTTCACCCATCCGCGCGGCGATGCGCGCGAAAATACCGAGTGCCGTCCAGGCGGCGAGACTTGCGGCGGCGGCGCCCATCAGCATCAGTTCGCCTTTGCCGAGCTCGCCGCCGATATCGAGTTCGGCCGCTATCTTGACCCCGGCTGCGCCGCCGAACGCAAGGCCGCAGACGATGCCGACGAGAAAGCGGATAGCCGCTTCGCTCTTGTCTTTCGGCAGCATGTAAGCGAGGGAGACGGCGGAGCCTGCAATGGCTCCCGCCGCTTTTGCCGCCAGGATCCAGGCGGCATCGGACCAGTGTGTCATGTCATTCTCCCTTCGAGGTATATCCGACCGCTTCGCGCTTTTCGTCGTCGGTCAGGAACGGCGCGGCACCGATCCGCTGCCAGAGGGCGTCCCGCTCCTGCGACAGGCCATCGACACGGTCGAGGTCAGGTTCCAGCCGCAGATCCTCGCCATAGACCGGACCGAGCCAATTGCTGATCGCCTTCGCCGTGCGGGTGACCAGCGGGATGACAGTCAGGCGGTAAAACGCGCGGTTTGCTTCTGCGTAGTTGGCGTAGGTGTTGTCTCCCGGTATGCCGAGCAGCATCGGCGGAATGCCGAATGCCAGCGCGATATCGCGGCTCGCAGTGTTCTTTGCAGCGATGAAGTCCATGTCGAGGGGCGACAAGCCCATGCTCTTCCAGTCGAGCCCACCCTCCAGCAGCAGCGGACGCCCGGCCTTCGCGGCTCCCGTATAACCTTCCTCGAGTTCACCTTTCAGCCGCTCGAACTGGTCTTCCGTCAGGTGGCTGGTTTCGCCCGGCGCATAGACGAGCGCGCCCGAGGGCCGCGCCGAATTATCCAGCAGCGCCTTGTTCCACGAGCCCGACGCGTTGTGGATGTCGAGAGCCATCAGCGCCGCTTCCAGCGGGGCAAAACCATAATGATCGTCGAGCGGATGGAAGAGCTTCAGATGCAGCCCGCGTCCTTCTTCGAGCGGGATGGTGCGCTTGTGCGCGCCTACGCCGTAGTTCAGCGCAACCGGCCAGCCAATGTCATCGGCAAGGATACGGACGCGGTCCGGCCGCAACAGGTGCAGTTCGCTGGCATCGCCGCTGCCCTGGACGCGTTCCAGGTAGGCGTTTCCTGACAGGAGGATATGACCGTAAAGGACCTCGAAGAAGCTCGCGCCGTCGGTGCCGCGATGCGGGTTGGTCAACAAATCGAGCAGCGGGTGTTCACTGTGCTCGGCTTTGCGCTCATAGAGCAGCCAGGGTGTTGCGGCCGCCGCCTCGGCCAAATGCCTGACGCAGCGATAGGCCACGGGGTTACGCATGAAGCCTTGCCGCGACAGCCCGACATAACCGCTTTGCGACCAGCGCGCCTCGCGGTCGAATTGCAGGGCGACGAAGCCCTGAGCCGACTTCTGCTGCAGATACGGATTCTCGTTCGCAGCGCGCCTGCGCCACGGCCAGTTGAGTGCCATGAAGGTCTTCTCTCTATTTTTGTGAAAATTTGGAGGGTCTAGCCCACCACCCGGACCCTCGGCCTGGTCTCGCGCCTGCCGAATAGATCGCTCAGTGCCCAGACCAGCGCGTCCACGCGGTCCGGCGAGCGGCCGCTGGACAAACCACTGTGTGTGAAGTCGCACATCTCGTCTTCGAGCATGGCAAGCCGCGCAGCGTGGCGCACCCTGCCCTGCTCGTATAGCGCGGCGATCGGTTCGGCCCGCAGGGCCTTGCCGCGGTTGGCGCGCACCTTGCGCACCGGAACGTGCGGATCCTCCGCCGCGATTACGGCAGCAACCATGTCGCCGCCCTGGTTGACCTCGGCGACGATCAGGTCCGCTTTCAGCCGGTGATAAAGCGCGATGGCGCGCCGCGCCCATTGATGCGGCTTGGCTGGTGCAAAACTGTCATCGGCCAGCACCCATCCCATGCCATGTTCATCCATGCCGGCAGCCACGATACCGCAGGCGTCGGATTTCGTCGTCGCGCTCGCCGGCGGATCGATCGCTATGACGACCCGCTTCAATTCGGGTACGTCGGGCGAGAATACGCTTTCCATCAATATTCGTGACCAGAGCGCCCCCTCTCTTTCCTCGATCAGTTCGCCGTCGAGTTCCTGCCGGCCGAGCCGGGATCCGCCATAGAGACCGTTTACATGGCTGACGAAGCCGGGGGCCAGGTTCGCGGCATTTTCCTGCATCCTCATACGTCTGACCTGCACCGCCGGATCAGCGAGCATGTTCTTGAGCAGCGGCAGAGGCCTTGGCGTCGTCGTCACAACCTGTTTCGGGCTCATTCCGAGGCGCAGGCCGAATTGCAACATATCCCAGGTCTCCTGGACATTCTTCCATTTGCACAATTCGTCGCACCAGGCGGCATCGAATTGCGGGCCGCGCAAACTGTCGGGGTCTTCCGATGAAAACATCGACGCGGTGGCGCCGTTTGCCCAGACGAGGCGCCGCCGCGTCATCTCGTAGCGCGGTCTCTCCGCCCGGGACACTTTCATGATGCCCGATGGACCATCGATCATCACCTCCCGCACGTCACCCAGTGTCTCGCCGACAAGAGCAATGTTGCAGGAGGCTCTGGCAGCGAATGGCCTGTAGGCCTGCGCCACGCCACTGACCCATTCGGCACCCAT